CCATAATCACGACCCTGTTGGACACGCTCGCGCTGCTGCTGATCGCGGCGGGGCTCGGCCTGGCAGCGTCGCAGGCCCTGCCGAGCGTGGGGGGCCTCGCGCTCGGCTTCACCACGGCCGGAGCGGTCGTCTTGTGTGGATCCATTGCAGCACAGCGGATGCGGAGGTGAGTCGTGGGGCTATTCGGAGAACGGCGCGGCCAGACTTCGCGTAGCGCGGACACGCTCGCTGAGAACCTGCTCGCGCAGCGCACTGGTGTGCGAACCGGTAAGAGTGTGCCGGTCAACAACGACACGGCCATGAGGAACTCCGGTGTGTGGGCGTGTCTGCGCTTGCGCGCGAACGTGCTGTCCACCATGCCGGTGGACGTGATGCGGGACGTGGCCGGTGTGAACACCACACTGAAGACGCCCCCGGTGCTGGTGGAGCCTGGCGGCTCCAAGGTGGGCATCCAGGAGTGGCTCTACTCGACACAGGTCGACTTGGACCGCGCGGGCAACGACGTGGGGATCATTACCAAGGTGGACGGCAACGGGCTGCCCGCGAGGATCGATCTCCAGCCGATCAACGAGGTCGTGTTCAAGATCCGGGACGGCGAAATCTACAAGTTCAAGATCGGCAAAAAGGAGTACGACCCGGATGTGATCTGGCACGAGAAGCAGTACACGATCTCCGGCCTCCCGTTCGGACTGTCACCGATTGCCTACGCCGCATGGACCTTGGGTGAGTACCAGTCGATCCAGGAGTACGCAACCACATGGTTCGACGAGGGCGGCAAGCCTTCCGCCGTGCTGAAGCAGCTCAAGCAGAAGGTGGACAAGGATCAAGCCCAGATCGTCAAGGACAATTTCAAGCAGACCACGAGCAACGGTGACGTCTTCGTCACCGGAATGGACTGGGAGTACACGCCACTCCAGGCGCAGCAGGCCACGATGGAGTGGTTGGCTGCCAAGGGGTCCGGGATTGTGGATGTCGCGCGGTTCCTGGACTGCCCCGCGGACCTGATCGACGCGCAGGTTTCGGGCTCCTCGGTCACCTATGCGAACGTGGTCCAACGCAACCTCCAGTTTCTGGTGTTGCACCTCGGGCCCGCCGTGGCGCGTCGGGAGAACGCGCTGTCCAAGCTGTTGGCCCGCCCCCGGTTCGTGAAGCTGAACGCGGGCGCGTTGCTGCGGATGGACCCGCTGACTCAAGCGCAGGTGCTGGGGATGCGGATCAAGGACCGCACTCTCACCCCGGACGAGGGCCGCGACCTCTACGACGCACCGCCGCTCATCGAGTCCGACTACGAGCAGTTTGACCGCCTGTGGCCAACCTCCAAGGGTGCCACCCCCACCGCAGCCGTTCCGCCGAAAGCTACTCAGGGAGCCGTGTGATGAACGTCCAGATCCGCAACGCCGCAGCGGCACGCGCGGCCAAGTTCGGCGAGAAGGATGCCGCCGTGTTCCTGGACGTCAGGAACGCGCCGCTGGGTGTGGCCCGCCGCAAGCCGCTCCCTGCCTCGTTCCGTTCGTCCCTTGTGGAGGTGGACGGCAAGAAGTTCAACAAGCTGGAGGGCTACGCGTCCACCGTGGACGAGCCCTACGAGATGTACGACTGGGCTGGCCCGTACATGGAGATCGTGGACCGCGGAGCGTTCGATGTGACCTTGGGCGAGAGCCCGGATGTCTCGTTCCTGGTGAACCACGGCGGACTCACGATGGCACGCACCGGGTCGAACACGCTCACCCTGGACGTGGACGACAGCGGCCTGCGCCAGGTGGCGCTGGTGAATCCCAAGCGCTCGGACGTCAAGGACTTGGTGATCGCGATCGAGGACAAGTCGATCACGGAGATGAGTTTCGCGTTCATGATCGTGCGAGGCAAGTGGTCCCCGGACTACACCGAGTACCGGATCATGCAGGTTGACCTGAACCGCGGTGACGTGTCGGCGGTCAACTACGGCGCGAACCCGTACACCTCGATCGAGGCGCGCTCTGTCGAGTTCCTGCGGGACCTGACCAAGCTCCCTGCGGGTGCCATGCGGGAAGCGCACCACCGGCTCGGTGTGGCACTCGGCCACGACGGTGACGAGTTCGGGGACCGGCTGTCCCAAGGCGCTCTCGCGCGCGCGGTGGCGGTGGAGGGCGGCCTCAAGGACACCGTCAGCAAGACGTCCACGACCGAGGCGGCGGAGGTGCGCCTCGGCAAGGGCCGCTCGCTGGACGAGGTCCGGGGGCTCACGTACGGTGAGGGCTCCGCTTTTCTTGGCGACCTTGATAAGGTGGCCTCTGAACTGCACCGCAACGGCGGCACCGATGCTGGACGATCAACCCAGTTGATCAGGGCTCAGTTGAGGGCTTCACGAGGCGAGTAGAACTACCAGCGTTACCCGAGGGCAAGATCGGTCCCCCGGTCCGGGCGAGTAGACGGATGTTCGATCCGCCCGAGCTGTACCTCTCGACGCTGACGGCAAGATCGGTCCGGATGCGGCAGAGGTGTCCACATGACACTTCAAGCCGAACGGAAAACCCATGCCTAACATCGGGTCCGTACTCGACACGATCGAGGTGGAACTCCAGCAGGCGATCAGCACGCGGGACAAGTCCCTGACCGAGGTGGAGTTCATCCTCGCGCAGGCCAACCGCGACGGTCGCTCCAACCTCACCCGCGACGAGGACGACAGGGTCACCTCACTGTTTGCCGTGCGGGACAAGAAGGACGAAGAGATCCGGGGGATCGAAAACAAGCTCAAGATCGCCGAGAGGGTCAAGTCCGAGGAGCGCGCCAACGAGGAGCGCACCAAGGAGACCCACGACACCGGGGCCCGCAAGCCCGGATACGACCGTCAGGCTCGGGTCGTCTCCGAGGAGCGCACCTACCACCCGGAGAGCGACCCCAAGGGGGCCGTATTCCTGCGGGACGTCGCCAAGCAGTTCCTCAACCGGGATCCGCAGGCGGACCTGAGGCTGTCGCGGCACATGCAGGAGGAGCGCGTGGAGCGCGGCCAGTACCTCCAGCGCGCTGCCGGTGACGCCAACACGGGTGCGTTCACCGGCCTGGTGGTCCCGCAGTACCTGACGGACATGTACGCGCCCGCGGTCGCGGCGCTGCGCCCGTTCGCGGACATCTGCAACAAGCACACGCTTCCGTCCGACGGCATGACCGTGAACATCTCGCGGATCACCACCTCCACCTCTGTCGCCCTCCAGGCGTCCGAGCTGAGCGCCGTGTCCGCGACGTCGATCGATGACACCCTCCTCACGGAGAGCGTCCAGACGGCGGCCGGCCAGCAGACGATGTCCCGCCAGGCGATCGACCGGGGCACCGGCATCGAAGAGATCATCATGGGGGACCTCCAGCGGCGGTGGGCGACCACGCTGGATTCCACCCTGCTCAACCAGGCCACCACGGGGCTGACCAACGTGGCCACGGCCACCACCTGGGCGGACGGCACGCCTACCGGCCCCGAGCTGTACCCCAAGATCCTGGGGTCGGCGGCGGGTGTGGAGGCGGCGCTCCTCGCGCAGGGCATCCCGTCGCACGTGATCATGCACTCGCGTCGGTGGTACTGGCTGTCCAGCCAGCTCACCAGCCAGTGGCCGATGATCTCCCAGCCGGGCTACGGCGACCAGAGCATGGGGTCGAACGCGGCGGTCGGCTACAACCAGGGCATCCGCGGTCGCCTGCCCAACGGCCTGGGCGTGGTGGTCGACAACAACATCGCCACCACGCTGGGTGCCGGTACCGAGGACGAGATCTACGTGGTGCCGGCCGACGAGTGCCACCTGTGGGAGGACCCCAACGCCCCGCAGTTCATTCGGGCCGAGCAGCCGCAGGCGCAGAACCTCGGTGTCGTGCTCGTGCTCTACGGGTACTTCGCTTACTCGTTCCGCCGCTACGCCAACGGAATGGGCAAGATCAGTGGCACCGGTCTGATCGCGCCCACGTTCTAGGCCTCGCGTAGTTGCCTCCAGCCCCGACCTGAATGCTGACGACAGGTCGGGGCTGGAGGCTGTAACTATCCATTCAGGACAGAGAGGTCAGGAACATGGGACTCAGGACGGTTATGGGGGATGTGGCGGTCACCTCTCCGCTGACCTCCGCCAGCACGGTGGTCAGCGGGCCGATTGCCAACGCGGGCACGGCGGCTGACGTTGTCACGTTCACCCAGTGCTCGGCTGTCGCGGGCGGCACGCCGGGCGTGGTCACTTCGCTGGAAGAGTCAGACAACGGCAGTTCTGGCTGGACGGCCGTTCCGGGCTCGGCCAGCGCGTCCCTCGCGGCTGCCGGTAGTGCATCCAGCAACGGGCGCGCCACGAAGAACTACGTCCGCACCTCCAGTGTGGTCACGGGGGCGGGCACCAACTCGTTCCGTGTCCTCGTTCTCATCATCCCCGAGTAAGGAGAAATCCGTGGCAACCGGAACGCCCCAGGCTCCTAACCCGAGCCCGAGCCCGAAGCCGAACGACTCGCCCAAGGTGGAGTCGACCCCCACGCCGGATACCGCTCCCGCCAACCAGGAGGCGGCAGACGGGGCGCCCTACCAGGTGGCACCCGCTATCGAGCAGGCGCGAAACGAACTGGCGAACGCGGAGGCGTACGGCAACACGACGTCGGCTGAGGCCGCGCGCAAACGCCTCCGGGCCCTCGGTGATCCCGAGCACCAGGAGGAGCGCACCTCGGCCCCCCGCGGTAGGCGTGCCTCGTCAAAGTCCACGACCTGATCGGGGTGGATGGTGGTCGCGTTCGCAACACCAACAGACCTCGCGGCGGTGATCCAGCGGGACGTGAACACGGCCACCGCTCTCCTCGATCTGGAACTCGTGGCGGCGAACATTCGCAACGAGCTTGGGCTCACCGTGGATGTGGCCACCACCACGGAACTACTGGACGGCAACGGTTTGCCGTGGCTGCACCTGTCGCAGTGGCCTGTCACCGCGATCTCGTCCGTGTCCGAGGACGGCGCGGCACTCGCCGAAGGGTCTAACGGGTTCTCGTGGAAACGTCACGGGCAGCTCGGCCGGTGGCGGGGCAGAGCGTTTATCTCGGGTCCGCGGGCCCAGGACCCTACCGGGTTCTGGTCACCGGGCGAACGAAACGTGTCGGTCCTGTACACCCACGGGTGGGCGGAGACCGAGAAGGAGTGGTTGACCTGTAAGCGAATCTCGCTTCAGGTGGTGGGCCGGGCGTACATCAACTCGGGTCAGCATTCAGCCAGGGAGATCGGTCAGAGCCGGGAGACCTTCGGCGCACAAGGCGGACAGGGCCGCATGGAACTGTTGGAGACCGAGAAACGGGACCTGGACCCGTTGCGGAAGGGCGTGTGACCGTGAACGGCAAAGACTGGTGGTGCCCGAACTGCACCGAGGTCGCGCATACCGTGGACTCCAAGCTCCCGCACCATCGGTGCGTCAAGGTCGGCCTGATGGTCCCGCTGTTGCAGGTGGGCGTTCCGGCCAAGCTCGTGCTTGTGGAGCGGGAGGACATGATCGCTGGTGAGCATGTCCAGTACAGCGGAGACGAGTCGCACCGGCCGTACATGTCCGCTGTGGTCACTCGCGACGATGGGCAGGACACGACCGTGTTCGCGCCCACGGCGACAGCGGAAGGTGTGAGCTGATGGCGAACGGGATGAATGCCAGGGCGTTCGAGGAACTGGTCGCACGGCGAGACCAGGCGGGCTACGTCGCGGAGCGCGCGGCTGAGGCCGTGGACGGTGCCACTCGCAAGGTGCAGAAGTACCAGGAACTGTTGGCGGGCGCCAAGGACGCTCTCGCCAACGCCAAGCGGGAGCACAAGGCAGCCGTGAACGAGCGCGACTCCTGTGCCTCCGAAGTGGACGATGCGCAGGAGTCCAACACGTTCGCCTACGCGGAGCCTGCTTCCGCGAGCGGCACCACGAGGGAGTGATCACGCATGACGTGGACTAACAGCCGCATGTTCCGCCCCTATGTGGCGGACGTGTTCGACAACACCACCGCGTTCGACATGGGCTCCGATGTGCCCAAGGCCGCGCTCTACAACACCACCACCACCCCTGACCAGAACGTCACGTCGGCGCTCTCCGCGTACAACGCGGGCTCCTCGCAATGGGTGGTGGCCAACGAGGTTTCCTCATCGGGACAGTGGGCGGCTGGCGGCGTGGCTCTCGCGTCCACTGTGCTCAACAGCGGCACGTCCGGTGTCGTGTTCTACGACGCCGCAGACACCGCCTCGGGTGCCACGGCAACGCTGGCGGGCGTGTTCGGCACGCTCGTCTACGACGACACCCTGACCACTCCAGTGGCAGACCAAGGGATCTGCTACAACTACTTCGGTGGCACCCAGAGTGTGACCACCGGAACGTTCACGGTTGTGTGGCATGTGAATGGCATTTGGCGCATCACCCTCCCGTGAACTTGTCCTCAGCCCGACCCTTCTAGTCCACCTGAAAGGGTGTTGACCTTGTTAGCTCGTACCCGCTCCAGGCTCCTTGCCATCGGCACCGCTGTCGTCCTTGTTGCCGCAGGCGCAGGGGTTGCCGTGACCGCTGCCACTGCCGCTACTCCTGCGGCTGTGGTACCGGGTCTCAGCCAGGTGTGCCCCGCGGTGGAGTCGCCGCAGGCCGGTGACACGGTGACGTGCACGTGGGTGGCGGCACCGACGACCACCACCACGACGACCAGCACGACGGTTCCGACCACCACGACCACAACCACGCCCGCCGGCAGGTCGTGCCCGCCG